TTGGGTCACACATATTACTTCCTCTCTATCTTAAATGACTTATAACCAGGGATATTGCAATCCTGAAAACTAGCACCTAACCAAGTTAACCACTTGACACTGAGTGTATTAGCTTCCATGACATAGTTAGTTAAGTAATCAAATCCATCCATTAAATCGTCTATCCACATCTGTGATTCTTTAACAAACTTCTTCTTTACTTTATAAAAATTCCTTGTACCTAGCAACCAACAAACCCCGATGTTATCTCTAGGACTCACTCCAAAGCTCGCTAACAACCCGTCTTGATCTGTCTTGACGCTGTAGCATTTACTACTTGATTCAAATGATCCGTACACAGCATCTCTAGGGTGGTGCATTAAACCTATACATTCCATCATATCTTCTTCCCGTAAGTCATCATATAACAAAGGAGCGTCTTCCACTGGATAAGCTTTCTCTATCTTAACTTCCATAGCGTCTACTCCTTGATATGATTGTAGATTCAAACTCCGCAGATAGTAGCTTCACTGGTAAAGCACTAGAAGATTTAATTTCGATAGTGGCATCATTAGGTTGAGCTTGTACAGCAAACTTAAAGAATCCAGTCTCAGGTGTGAATTTACTAAGTGTACTGACAGAGGCTAACAAAGCTGGGTTATAGGTGTAAGTGTAAGTGTCTCTAAATTTAGGTGTAACTTCTACATCAAAGTGTCCTGTTTCTGAGTATTCAATACTACCGTTACGAATAGTTTGATAAGTATAATCAGATGCAGATCGTCCTCCTCTTTCAGTAGGTTGCTTTAAGTTCTGCTTAGAGAACCTGTATAACATATCGTATTCAAAACCTATGAAGAAATCTCCCTCACTTAGGTACTCATGGCTACTTCCACTCCAATCAGGAGCTGAATCCACTTCTGAAGTAACAGCCCATCTTTGAGTGTCTACGCCAGGAAGTATAGAACTAGATGAGGTGTGTCCTTGGATACATTTATATAATGTACCTTCATAGCTGACATAATGTGCTAATCTACCGTCTATTAAGATTTCTATGCTGTTTGTTGAATGTCTTGTTACTTCTCTTTTGTTTCCGTTTTTAGAATAGACAGCCATACCTTCTTGAAACAAGAAGCTATTCCTAAACCTCATATAAGTAACATCAGTATAATTAGTACCGTCAAAGCTTCTAGGTGTTGTACTACTAAGCTTAGTATAGGCTATAGTTTGTACATAATTAGTACTGCTGCTTTGTATTCTACCGTCTAGTAATAAAGCATAGTTTCTATCTGTGTCCACCAATCCATTCTCCATGGGTATCTCCTCTAAGTAAGTACCGTCACTATCTGTGGTAATTACATACAAAGTAGATTCAATAAACTTAAAACTTATAACCTTCCTAGTGAAAGTAAAAGACATCCAGGAACTCTGTATCTTCTCTCTGCCTTGCCAAAAGTATTTATACAGAAACAGTTTCTTATAGTCAGAGTCTGATTGTACAACTATCATATTCTCAGCTGCACTACCTTCCATCCTTACGATGTTAGAAGGTATATATTTATTAACTTGTTCTGTAATCTCAACTGCTCCGTAGGTCTCTGTGTTATTATCCACCGTGTACTCTAACAACCCTTCAAAGCTGTTTCTTTTAAAGTTAAAGTATATGTGACTACTAAGTGCTAACGGTCTTATACTTTCTGATACATCGTACTCAGTAACTGGAGATATTGTAACAGTCTTAGGTGTTAACAAATCTGCACCTCTCAACACAAACTGTGTCTTAGCAGAGAATAACATTAGCTTCTCTTGGAACGCTTGTGCGTATTTAAGAAGACTGATCTTAGTGTGTGATATTCCTACATCTATAGGGGCAGAGTCCAGTAGCGACTGTGTTGTGGTCCTGAAGAAATTAAAGTATTCATCTGCTTCAGAGAACACTACAGAATCATTCGTCAAGAATCCTAACCTGTTCTTAAAGAAGAAGATATCGTTGATAGTGTTATCTTTGAAAGAAGGAAAAGGATTAGTGTTGTCATCACCTGCCTCTCTACCTGCCCAATCCACAACTTTTAAAGTAAAGCTTGTTATCTTACCTGTTGCTTGGTCAGGGATTAGTCTAACAGGCATTGTATCCTTATCTAAGAAAGTATCAATACCTGTAATATCTCCTTTGTTAGTTCCATCTTGAAACCACCCTGCTTCTTCTATCCAACTTCCTTCTCCAAAATCTTCGTTATCTTTTGTTTTAAACTTAACATAGTAATCATCTTGATCTAACTCTGCATCGCCTATCACCTTAACCCTAAAGCGATTAAAACAAGATTTAGGAAGATCAGTAATACTTTCCACTTCCTTGTAAATAACACCTAAACCTTGGTCAGCTAATCCATCAGAAACTCTAACCATAAAATCAGAATCAGATGATAGTTTTATAATGCTGCCGTTTCTTTCTACAGTAAACTTAGTGGCTGAACCTGATATAGTAACTAAACCTATAGTAGGCATCGTGACACCTGGAGTTAAATAGTTTATATCTCCTGAAAGAGTTGGAGCATCGCTAAAATACTTATGAAAAGCACCATATCTAATCGTAACAAGCATACCTGAACCAGTACCTGTGTAAGGAGAAGTAGAAACTGTGCTGTCGTAACCTGTTCCTTTTTGAGTCAATGTAGAACCTGTGACTACACCGTTAACAACAGTTAAAGTACCTCCAGCCCCTGATCCTATCTTTACGCCAGAATCAAATTGATCTACAAAAAAAGTATAAGAAGAATTGTAATAACCTGTATTAAAACTAGGTATATTTGAACCTCCTGATAACTCAAAAACATCTAAAGTACCTGCACCAGATATAAAAGAACTTAAACAAGTAGTAAGGTCTCTGGCTATAAACTCTGTGTCAGCGTGATTTCCTTTAGGTTCTACATCTGCTGGTCCACTCACGTAAGTAGAAGCTTGTACCCCTGTATTACCGTGACTGCTTGACGAATAATCGTGATGGTCATGTAAACTACTTGCTAAAGGAACTAGCTGTCCATCCAAATAAATGCTGTAAGCTTTTTCGTAATCTCCTAACTTAACAAATATTAAAGCATCTTTCTCTAAAGGTTGAGTCTTTAAATCAGCATCTGTCTTTACTGACACCGTCTTCTGTGTATTAACAATAAAGGTAGAATCTGCTATGGTTAAAGCTGTGAGGTCCGTAAGAGGGTTAGAAACAGAGACATAAGTACCAGCGGTAGCATCTTCAATAGTAATATCCATCTCACCATCGTTAATGTTATCAACAGTTAAGTCTCTCGCTTTTAATCCGTTAACAGAGTCATAGGTAATAACATATTTATTCTGTTCATCCCTATCTACATAGTGACTAAATAAATCAGAGCTAACATTAGCACCTAAATCAGTATCATATAAGAACCTACTGTTAGGTCTTTTTACTAAGCCCTCTACTACAGTGGACCAAGCATTTATCTGCTCATCACATTGTCCAGGGTATCTTAAATTGTCAGGTTGTTGTGATACACCTTGGGCAAGGTTAGGAATGCTAGTGTTAAGCAAAGGCATCTCTATCGATCAAGTACTCGTAATACGCTGTAGTTATCGAAGATAGTTCTATCTGCATTCTCAGAGTCGCTTTCAATAGCTCTAGCTTTAGCTTCTATCTCATCTCTCAAAGCAAACCCTTCTATCTCACGACTACCTAAGAACCTCGTAGCAAAGATGCGAGCTGCTTTAACAGATATGTAATGTCTAAATTGTTCAGGTAGTTCTTCAAAGTCTAACTCAAAAGTAATAATAGCTTTTAAGTCTTTGGTCCAAGTATCCCTGTGGTTTTTCCTGTCGTATAGTTTTAGACCTCGTTGTACAGGATCAGAGTCCGTGTATATCTCAGGGTCTAAGTCTACCTTTAAAGTGTTAACAGGAAGAGTAATCCTACTTGTAACAGCATCTGGTACTAGTGGGTAATCATACTCTGTGTTATAATGCCAACCTTCTGATTGGATGGCTTTACTGGTTTCGTCTAAAGCATGGACTGCCTGTGTAACGGTTACAGGAACACTAGTTCCACTTAAAGTATTAACAGGTGATTCTCCTATTACAGAGATCATAATGTTTACCGCTTCCAGTTTAGTTGTCAGTGCCATAGCTTAATAAATAAAAATATCAGTGAAGGGGAGTGGAACGAATCCAAACCTCCCCAACACCGAAGAGAGAATCCTAAGTTAGGAAACAAGTTCGATAGCACACTCAGGACGGAGGATTCCGTGTCCCATAGCATACTTAGCAACGAACAATGTACCTTGACGCTCAATCTGATATTCAGACTCAGTAGCAAGATCAAGTAACTTAACCGTTCCAACAGCAGCAGAATGTCCTACAATACCTAAGCTGTTTCGGAAGTCACCGTTGTATCCTACTCCACTAGCACCAAACAAGTCATTGCTAGAAGCACCGTCTCCAGTAGAAACAGCTGACAAGTCAGTTGATGGAATGTGAGTTGATTTAAAGATTTGAATACCAGCTACTTGTGCAATACTACCAGAAGCAAGTGATCCTGAACCTCCTACATCTTTATTAGCAGCAGAAGTATTGATAGCAACTGCACCACTACCTCCTGTAATAAGTTTGTAGTATTCCTGTGGGCGAAGAACAGCAAAGCGTCCGTCACTAGGAATATCGTTCTCGTCAAGCTTTTGAGCAGCTGTGAACAAAGCAGTAATTAACTCTGCACCAGTAGTAGCAGCAGGTGATCCTACGGAGTCTCCAGCACTGAAGTCATTGTTAGCTACATCAAGTTGTCCACCTGTCTTACCACCAGTGATAACAGCAGAGCTACGAGCAGCAGCAATGAATGTCTTGGCGATAGCGGTATCAAAACGAAGTGCAAGAGCCTTACCTAACTCGTTAGCGTAAACTGAACGAATGTCGTAGTGATTCTTTACATCATCAATGTTAGCTAAGAAAGTGGAAGCAACAAGCATCTTATCGATAGTTATTGTCTGTTCAGCTTTCTTAATGTCGCTGAGGTATGTGCTACTAGAACCACCTTCTTCAGCGATGTTCTCGCCTG